CTTGTTTGTATTGGTAATGAGGTTTACGAACTTGTCAATGGTGTCCTCCAAGGCCATCCGTTGACCAGTATCATTAACTCCATTGTTAATCTTATTGAACAAGTTTACGTCTGGATGTTTATCACCAAATTACCAGGCGCAGATTTCTTTAAACACTGTGGTATTGTTGTCATGGGCGATGATGTCGTTATATCATTGCCTGAATTTTTACTACCTACTTACAATGGAATTACTATTGCTAAGACTTTTAATGACATGAAGATAAAAGTAACTGATGAAAACAAAGATCCGAATAATATTCAAAGATGTCAGAAATTTGAAGAATTTTCATTTATATCTCGTACTTATCAATTACACCCATATCGCGAATGTTATCTTGCTCCTTCTGAAATTGATGCTATATTCGACTCGCCCTTGTGGATTCGTGGAAAGGACGGACCCTACAATGAAAAGACTATTGAAAATGTTGAACAATCTCTTATGCTCATGTATGGACATGGACCTGCTATGTATGAAATGTACCGTGCGTTGCTCCAACACCTAGTTCCAGAACTCTCTTTACGTTCATGGTTTGACTTGGATTATATATTCTTTGTTGATACTAACATGTTTGATACGATGCTATATAATCGAGGGATGAGACAACTTAAACCTGGAAATTACAATCTACTAGAGGCGAAGCTAGGGCGAACTGGTTCTAGTCAACCTTCCTCCAACAGGCCACTAGAGGCGGGGATAGGGCGATCTGCTTTTAGCCAATCCCCGGACTCTACTGCAAATCAGTACCATGATGTGGACTTCCTTAACAATGTGAAGTTAGACACGCATGGAACTGTTATTGGTAGTTACAAGTGTCGTTGCAGATATAGATGTGAAGAAGAATTGATGAAGAGAGTAGCACAAGTTGAAGAGCGAACTAAAACTCCCAAGGAACAGTTCCTACCCTTCACTTCACAGGAAGAAGGAACCAGGATCCTTGGTGCTAGGATTGCAATAGCTAAGGGAGGCGAAGTACGCGGTTATTCCTCAATCATAGCCCCTGGAGAGGGAAGAGAAGAGATCCACG